ACGTTTCGTTTCGTTATTCTTTTTAGCCTCATCTATGAGCGAGTCTATGTTCACACCGACAGCCTTGGATCTCGATTTGAAAGACAGTTTACCCGCATTATCGATAAACGGAAGTGTCGCGAGGATGATGTTCATCTTTTGTTCGTTGGTCTGTGTGACATCAGACTTTAACTGCGCCTCGGCTTCCAATTGAGTTAAATCATCGGTATCCATTCGTCGAATGATAACATTTCGATTTGCGTTTGTGAGGGGAATTTTACTAATCTTGTTCATAAAGGCATCTTCAAGTTTCTTGTATTCAGTAGCTTCATTGATCACTTCCCGACGCTGTACTCCACCCACTTTCAATTTATCAATGAATGGTTTCTCTCTCTTCAAACCAATCTTCTTAATTAGATTCGTCGCCACGATGAGATTCATTTCAGTGGGCGCGTTGGGCACCTTGGGTGCGTTGGGCACCTTGGGTGTGCTGTCGGCTTTCTTTCCAAAAAGCCCAGCGAAAATAGATTGTTTAGGTTTTTTAATGGCGCTCACCCGGCCGTTGAGAAATTTTGGTTTTTGACCCTTCATGAATAAACCACCCTTTGGGAAATTCACGCGCGTGGCTGGTTTCTTCACTACTGTGTTGTTGAACCTGTTCACTACTGTGTTGTTGAACCTGTTCGCGCTTGTGTTCACTGCTGTGTTGTTGAACATGTTCCTGTTCGCGTTCTCGTTCTTCACTGCTGTGTTGTTGAATCTGTTCGCGTTCGTGTTCGTGTTCACTGCTGTGTTATTGAACCTGTTCGCGTTCGTGTTCGCGTTCACTGCTGTGTTGTTGAACCTGTTCGCGTTCGTGTTCGCGTTCACTGCTGTGTTGTTGAACCTGTTCACGTTTTTTATGGGTAATGTGCGCCTCTTCTTCCCAATCTTCACGGGTTCATGAACTTTCATGTAACGGAGGCGTTTCCCAATAGATTCAATCAATTGACTTTTGGTCATTTGATTCATCTGTTTGAGACCAACTTTACGAGCAACACGCTGAATGTCCACTCGCTTAGATGATGTGTCGAATAGAACCTCATAATCGTCGGGTTTCAGTGGGGACTTCTTATCGACGAGATATGTTTTATCCGAACTCAAAATAAGAGGGGGTAGGGGTAATTTACCGCCCTTTATCTCGTCATATACTTGACATATTTGTTCTTTTGTCAGTTTAACACTCTGGCCTGTGTTCATCTTTATGAGCACACGCAGGTCATTTATTTCGGCGTCTGGATCACACGCCTCGATCATATATAGTAAACTGATAAAAAAAGTGTTATGTAGAATATCCCATGTTAAATAATCGTATCTTTTCTTCATATTCCATGCTAAAATTAAACACATCTGTGTCACCTACGTTGACTTCTATGACTTCTATGGGACTCTGAAACGTTTCGCGATTCGAGAGTGCTGAGCGAACGATGACGTCAACAAATTGTTTTGGGTTATCAATCGTTTCTCGATATATTTTATTCATTTTAATTCGAACACACGTCACTTCGTGTGGTTTCTTATCTAAAAAGGGGGTCAGAGGAAATTCTTCTTTCGTACCACCATCTACATACATCCGATCCTCGTACTTTCCACATGCAAAGATGAAAGGAACTGCCATGCTCATGCATACAGCATCGATGATTTTCATATTCGGATGTGTATCCTTTGAAAAGTAAACCGTCTCGGTCGTATTAAGACAAAACGCTGAAATATAAATTCGCGTTTCCAATTCTCCGAATGTAGGGTCTCCACCACAAATCTCTACCAACTTCTTTCGAATGGGACCCATATCAACAAATCCAAATTTGTTAAAAAAGGATCCCAGACGGATTTTAACAAAGTTGGGGATATCCAATGATAAAGATGCATCTAATATCTCGTCGACCGACATCCCAACCGCTAAAAACAGGGCGAGAATCGCACCAGCTGATGAACCAGAAATTTCCTGTACACCAGCGAGCGAAGATTCACGAGCTTTCAAAGCTCCTATAAGTGAATAGATACCCATAGACGCCGGTCCGAGCACGAGATACTTCATCTCCTTACTTAATAGAATTGAGGAAATTGGCGACGCAAAAGCGCGAACACAACCGCGAAGACAATCGCGTGAGTCAGGGCCGCAGAAATGCTCGTCTGACCGGAGCGGAACACACCACCCGAACCAGGGGGGAGGGTCAGGAGAAGACCAGGGCTGAGGGCGAGGAAGAGCGCAGTGGTCACGATGAGATCGGTCTTGGTGAGAACGATACCCATAGCCTTGGCGACGAGGCTGTACACGAGGAAGAACACGAGCGCATGGAAAAAGATGGCCATTTGATTGGTTTTGCCGTTCGCGAACTTGACGTTCTTGCCCGCGGTGGTGACGAGCACACCGGGGCTGAGCGCGAGAAAAAGAGCGGCGGGGATGGCGACTTTCTGGGACGTGATGTCGGGGAGCATTTAATATACACTGAGATATTTTTCCACATAATCCACGAAATGATAGTATGTCGCACCCCGCATTATCTCTTCGTGGAGACCATTTCCATTTACCGTACGTCTGATATGTCTCCAAATATCATACAGTATTTGTTCATAAGGTGTATCCATGCGCTCATGATAAGGGTCATGTTCAACGTAACAAAATTCGACAAAATCTACAAATTGTCCTGAATGTTCCAACCCTGCATCATAGAGGAGTGTCCTGATGGTGTTCCACATCATCATGAGTTCATCTGAGTATTCGACTTCCCAGTCTTCGATATTCAGAGGAGTGTGTTCGTCATTGAACTCATCATCGTCACTGATTTCAGGTTCAAATCCATTGGAGGCTTCGTATACATATTGACCCCAGACCATGGTTATTTACTTATCTTCTTTCTCTGGCTTATCCTTTATACCAGTTAAGGAGAGAGAGGTGGATTCCTTCGTTTTAAGTCCATCCTTAATAGCATTTAGGGCTCCTTCCACCTTCGTTTCGTCTCCACCAAAAAAGGTCATGAGACCTTCCTTAATCGCATCTTTACTCATTCCAGACTTCCTGACAGACTTACGAATGCTAATCTTACCCTTCCTGAGGTTAATCGTATCAATTCCCTGGTCCACCATATGCTTTTTGACGTTTTCTTTCAGGCGCTTTTCTTCCTGGGTCAAAACTTTAATATCAGATTTAGCCTCGGCTAATTGCTTTGTGAGCTCTACCAGTTTAGAAACATTCTCGGAGAGATCAGGTGCGACAGAAGTCATTTATATTTATACACATCTACTCTTTAAGCGCAGAGACCACGCTGCATGAGATCGGGGACGATAGTGGAGTTGTTCCACACGAAGGGGTCCTTGGGGTTGGGGGGATCCTTGCGAATCTGCCGGTTGGCGTTACGGAGGGCGCCACCAACAGTCTCGGGGAAACCAATCTGCTTGCGAGGCTCGAGGAAGTTCTGACCCGCGAGGATGTCCTCTGGGACAAACTGACCAAAGTCCTCGGCGGACGCAACCTCACGGGGAAGGAGCGACGAAGCGAGGCCAGTACCCTTGTTCATACCGCCACACACAGCATCTACGGGGGCCGCGGCGGGACCTGGGGCAGGGCCGGCGGCGGGACCATTACCGAAGGGTGCGTACTGGCGCTCAATAATGCTGTACTTGGACTTGTTGTTCATGGAAAAAAGGAGGAAGATCAGCACGGCGACGGCGACCAGCATGAGGACATTTTGTTTACGACCCTTCATTATCTTTTATATTACTATAACAATTTTTTTATTGGTCATCCTCGTCGACAAAGGCATACTCGTCTGGGTAAGTATCAAGGATGGGCTCGGGGTCATCATGGACCTTGACCTGGACAACATTCCAAGTGGGACCGAAAGCCTTCTTGGCAAACCAGATTCCAGCAAATTCAAGAATGACATCACATGTCTTCTCGGGCTGAACAGCATCGAAATCAACGAGCTCCTGCTGTGAGTTAAACACCCTGGTCACATCGAGGCGGTCACACGTGAGCACATCGGTGTCGAGGCTCGACTTGTAGGCTCCCTTGATGACCCCCTCCGAAACCTTCTTACCGAACCAGGACTCACAGTTCTCAAGAGCCGCATCGAGGTTCGCGGTGTCGATGGTACTGATCTTCTGGGTGTTCATTTCCGAGGCGAGATCCATCGCAATCTCGCCTGAAACATCAGTGATCTTCACTTTGTTGAGCTGAATGAGATGCTTACGCTTATCGTCGCGGAGTACCTTGACAAAGTAGAGACCATCCTCACCCTTGGTGGGGGTAGTGTACATCATTTTATGGTTGATACATGCTTCATTTCTTTAAACCAACGAATGGTATCTCCGCAGCCTTATTAAGTAACGCCTTGGGTACCCACATATTTCTCCTGGGATTGTGACCATAAAGTGTCTTGGTGATGTTCATGTTTTTTGGAAGAGGTTTCGCATTTTCTGGTCGCAGAGGAAATTCATTTTTCACATATGCGGATGTGTTTACGTTTTTCCACTTGAGGTTTTTCGTATTGAACCGCTTATTTCCTGAAGACTTTGTGTACCCGTTGACCTTTGTATTCTTTACAACTGGTCTGAGACCATGTACGATCTGCTTAGATAGGCGCTCATCTGACGGTTTCGTCGTGTAGTTTCTATATTTACGTGGATCGACTTTCATGGCTTTACCAATTGAGACATTAACGGGTTTGTTCACCACTCGCGTTTTAGTCTTGATTTTAGGGGTGATGCGCTTAAACACATCGTCCATCGATTCAGACGATTTAATGCGTTTATCAAACAGTTGTGCGAGACGAACGAGTCTCTGACGGTCTTTTTCTTTCTTCTCTGGGCGAAGTCTGAGTTTATGCATCAGGTAAATGTCTTCGATGAGAAACTCTTTACTCGCGACGAGAAGACGTTTATCGTTGATCAATTTTCCGGTGTTTATGTTTCTGTACGTGACACCTCGCTTCCTGGTCAATGCTACCTCGTACCCAAACTCCTTGGGGCGCATGAAGGGAATATCAAGGATTCCACCCAAATTGAAATCTTCAATCTTTCCAGACTTTGCGGAAAGAAGGCGAATGTTCAAGTCGAGAGCGAAAAGTTCCACATCTATGAATATATCACCCTTATTGGGCCTGTTATTTTCCGCGAGTTTCTTCTTCTTGATCAAAGTGTATCGCCGAGTTACATACGGACCAGATTGTTTGAAACCAATTCCCAAAAACTTGAATAGTTTCGAATGTTTCTTCTGTACGGACATGATTCTCTTCTTGATTCGTAAGTCCAATTTCTTAGCGAGCTCCCCCAATTTGTTCCACAAAAGGAGTTTTACAGCTTGGAGTTTCCCGAAATATTTATCATTCATTGGAATCTTTGGGACGAACTTGGCATCGATATCACTCGTCACTATCCGATCCTTAAAGTCCACGTACAAATTGAACGCCTCACCACCACTGATGATGAGATCACCCGATGAACTCAAAAATTGTGTGAGTTCCCCGATCGTATCGAGAATGATATCACGGATAGAATCTGTCACGAGAACGTATATGATTTTCTCAAAGTTTTTATTCATGTGTGCACTCTTCACGCGAGCACGAAACTTACCAAAGTCTCTCTGGAGGTTTCGATCGTAATATTTTTTCAATTTTTCATCTTTGAAAAAAAGATTTTCATTCATGAATTTTTGAATGACATCCTTCGAATAAATCTGATCGTCCATTAATATATCTCGATATAATAATATGGTGTGTAACGTGATCGAACCGTGTAGGTGTTACGCATATACAGGTGAAAAAGAACAGTGGTGTGGAGTCAGAAAGGGACAACATGTTGTACCATGCCCATCCGATTGCTGTGCAGGTGGCTGCCCTGACGATGGATCCAGGCACCCATTTCGTTTCATCGATAAACCTGAGTTTATTAACTTGGCCAACAAAAGGTTCGTCTTTATGGTATGGCTGTTTGTTACCGTCGCGACGATATACTTCTTCAGGAACTTAAAGGTTAAGCAAGTAAGAAAGATATAATGTCCCTCGAAACCATTCAGAC